AAAAAATGAAAGTAAAGTGCACAAACTGTGGAAGGGTTGACTTTGAAACGACGGACAAGTTCAACCCGGACATCACGCCGAACGGGAGTATGGTCCGTTGCCTGCTGCCGTACTCGATTGATTGGTTGACGTCTTCCACGACGTTGGCGGCGGAGATGACCTGTCCGGAATGCCTGGCGCAGTTGGCGCCATCGGGGAAGTTGACGGTATTGCCGGAGCCGCCGGAAGAACAGACCAGGGCCGAGGAGCCCAAGCCCGCCTTTATCTGTGAGGTCTGCGGCAAAGAGCTCAAAACCGCCGGAGCACTGGCGATGCACAAAAAGACTCACAAGGAGGCGTATAAATAGGTCAGATGAAGGTCAATGTCCCACTGGATCAACTTAAAGACAGGGTTTGCCCGTGCGGGTGTCTGGTTTTTAGCCAGGCGGTCACGCTGAAAGAGATTCCGTCGTTGTATTCGCCGTCGGGCGTTCCGGAAACAGCTATTACGCCGGTGGGGTTCGTTTGCGCGACATGCGGGGAATTGATTCCGTTGCGTCCCGAGCCACCGGAAATGCCGAAAGTCGTTCTTGCAAAGGGGTAAACATGGGAGCCGACACGAAAAAGCTACTGGAAATTCTGCTTCGTTGTGCTAGAATGTTCGTGAAGTTGCTGGAGGAGTGGAAAAAGGAAAGATGTTAAAACTTAACGATGAAGAAATAAAGAAAATCAAAGACAAGTATTGGAAGGGCACTGTTGCGATGGGCCTTTGGGCTATGCTTGCAATTTTCTTGGTTAATATTTTTATGAGATAAAACATAATTCACCGCCTATCCCGCCGCAGGCCGCATAGGATGGTAAGCTGATCGCGCTCACCGAGCCCCGTCAGAATTGGAAACAATTCAGCGGGGCCTTTTTTTGTTGCCCCGAGAAGGAGTAACGAAAATGGACGAGCGTTGGGACCTGAATCACGTACCCCCGAAGGGCCATGCGGACGTGGCCGAGTTTGCGGCGATGTTGTTTGATATTGCCCGTGCCGCGAAAGAGCGCCTCAAAAAACCCCAGGCGTTCCTGGCCAACTATTCCCTGTACCGAGGGCAAAAGCCGCAGAAGATTACCGGCCGGAAGGGATACTCACAATCGAAAAAGACCCTGGTTCCGGTAAATCTGTATTTCTCCAACGTCGAGAGGACCGTGGCGAACATCACCGCCCGCAATCCCACCGGTGAAGTAGTGGACCTGGACGGTGAGGATGACGGAAGCGAGCAGGTGTTGACTGTCGCGCTGAAAAAGTGGTGGAAGGACACCAACCAGCAGCAGAAAACCCGCGCCTCCGCCCGGCAAATGGAAATATACGGAATTACGACCGAGAAGCCCCTGTTCAACAAGGCCGAGGACCGGCCGGATATTATGGTAACGGACCCGTTCGCGTTCTTCCCCGCCCCTGGTTATTACGATGACATCGCTATTGAGGCCCCCTATATCGCCTATCTCTACACGGATTTTGTCTCCAGCATTGAGGCGGAGTTCAAGGCCAAGGACATTGCCGTTGACGACGCCCACGATCTGCTAGGGGCCTCACGCGAGGATTTCCAGCCCATCAATCAGCACGGGCAGACGATTGGCAACTACGCCGACCCGATGACCATTAAGGAAACCGGGCATTCCGACGACAACAAGGCAGTTCAGCGCGGCATCATCATCGAGGTATGGGTGAGAGATCGCCGGATGACGAGCGTTTCTGAATCCGCGCCGCTTCTGGACGCAAAAGGGATGCAGGTCCTTGGGCCCGACGGGACCCCCCTGGTAGCAGTCGAAACAAACAAGGTGCCCGTTTATCGGGATGCTATCCGAAAGATCACCATATCCAAGACCAAAGACCCCGGAATCAAGTCCGGATGGGTGGTCCTGGAAGATTGTGAAAACCCAAATCTCAACCCCGCGCTGCCGGATGAATACGCCCGCAACACCTATCCTTGGGGAAGATTGCCGGTCTATCACGCCAATTCCTACAAAGACCAGGTTTCCCTATGGGGGTTCTCCGCAGCCGAACAGACCGCCGACCTTAATGAGAAAATCAACCAGATTATCTCGAAACTGATTTCCTATGTTGTCAATGTCATGGCCCCGCCGCTGATCGTGCAGCAGCATTGTGGCATTACCAAGGAGATGATCACGTCAGAGTTGGGGAAAGAGGGACGTCTTATCTTAATGCCGAGCGTGCCGAACGCCCGGATTGAATTTTTACAAATTCCCAACCTGCCCTCCACGTTTTTTCAAGTCCTGGACCTCATTGTCAAGATGTATGACCGCGTTTACCAAATCGAAGACGCCGATAGAGGCGTAGCCCCGACCGGAGTTATCGCAGCCAGCGCCATTGTCGCCCTTCAGGAACGCAATCAAGTCCTCATGCAGTCCAAAACATCCGCCATTGACAGCCTGGCCGAAGAGCGGGCGCGGTGGGCCATCGGGTTATGGCAGAATTTTGGGACCGAACCGGAAACTGCGAGCGTCGCGGGTGAACAGGTGGTCTTTTCGGGGATTCAGTTTGCCGGCCGAAAGTTCAATTACGTGGTGGAAGCCGGATCGTCAACCCCGAGAACAAGCCTCCAGAACCAAGAGCTCATCCTTTCCCTTGGACAGCAGGGGTTGGTCAGCCGCCGGTATGTGCTCGAAACGCTAAACCTTCCAGGGTGGAAGGAAGAGATCGAGCGCGGAGGCGAAAGCCAGTTGGATATGGCCCTGCAAGTCCTTATCGAAGCCGGATTACCGCAGGAGTCGGCGCTTCAGTTGAAACAATTCCTGATTCAGCCACAGGGTGGACCGGGAGACATTAAAAAACCCGGTGGTGGCGCAACTCCGCCACGGGCAGAACAAGGGAGGGTCCAATAGTATGCCGATTTACGTTTATAAATGCCGTTGCGGGAAAACGATGGAAGTCTTTCACAAGATTAACCGGGTGCCGAAGAAACACCGCTGCTCTTGCGGGTGGATGGGAAAGCGGGTTCTGGCCGCCGCCGCCGTTCAGTGCGATTCCGTGAACGACGTGAAATGGCTGCCGTCAGCCTGTCAAACGCTCCAGAAGCACGGGGAGCCGCCCTTGCAATCACGGACGGAATACAATCGATACCTGAAGGAAAATAACCTTGCCTGCAAGGGGTAGTGATGGACAAGCGCCAAAAGATTCAAATGATCACAGATGAGCTCCAGAAGCAAATATTTTACTTGCTATCTGCGAAAACTACTGGCAAAATTGAGCTAACAGTCGAGATACACTCGACCCAAGGCGGGATTGGTGATGTTTTCTTGCAGATGAAACCAGTTTCACGCGAAAGGATTATTTTCGAGTAGTACGACATAACGGAAGCCGACAAACCTTTTAACGAAGGGACTATCAGCCCGGAATTTGTGGTTCACGCCACGAGTTCCGGGCTTTTTTTATTGCCAGAACGGACAACCTGACCTCATCGGCCCGCAAGGGAGAACCGAAATCCAACGTCAGGCCGGGAATGGAGAGAGCATGAGCGAAGAAGGAAAAGCAGCAGAAGGAACAGAGGGAGCGGTTGAAACCGGTCTTGAAGGAACACCGTTCAAGAGCGGATCGGAAGCGGCCAAGGGGTACATGAATCTAAAAGCCCTGCACGACGCCCAGGCCAACGAGCTGGGCGCATTACGGAAGTTCGCTGAAACCGTCGCGCCGATTGTCCAGGGACACTTGGACAAGTCCAAAGCGCCGGCGGCGGAACAAGGCCCGGATTTTGACACGGAGATCGCCACCGTGAACCAGCAGATTACAAAGCTGGACCCCATGTCGGACACCTATCAGAAGGACCTCGCTGATTTGGTTGCGAAGTCCAATAGCCTGGTGGCCAAGGCCAGCGCGAAAACCGCGCAGGAAATCTTGAAAAAGGAATTGTCGGAAAGGGACGCAAAAGCGGCGCGGATGGAGTTCGAGAAAGCAAATCCGTCCTTTAAGACCCCGGAAATGCAGGGGAGAATCAGAGATTTTCTCACCAACGACCAAACCGGGATGCACGACGCCATGAGCGCCTATTTCCAGATTCAGCGGGATGATCTCGCTAAAGAGCATGACGAGATGAAGAAGGTCCTGGAATTGACCAAGGGCAAAGAAAAAACCGGAACCGTTGTCGTCAAAGGACAGACGACATCACCTCCGGCAAAACCACAGAAAGCAACAGGCAGGGATTTAGACGCGGGAATGGCGGCGGTTTTAGCTGCCCAGCGGGGGTCCTGACCTGTTTTATACAGAATAGGAGAAAATTACCATGTCTTTAATCAATCAGTTAAACGCGACGACCGAGTATTACTGGCTCAACACCGAACCGGAAGACATTCTCAACAAAGCCTCCGCGCTTTTGTGGAAGCTGATGGGCAATGCCCGCATCAACGATAATTGGGAAGTCAAGCCCCATGAAATCATTGACGGCGGCAAAATGATCAAAGTGCCCCTGGAATACGCGGCGTCCAATTCCGGCGCCTACGGAGCCAGCACGGTCATCAATCAGTCGAAAGTCAGCATCATCGATGCGGCACGGTTTAGATGGGCCGGTGTGTACGGGTCCAACACCCTGAACCTCGATGACCTCACGCAGAACACCGGCGACGAGGCGATTATCGCCCTCACCAAGCAGTACATGAAGAGCATCATTAAAGCGGCCCGTGTGAAAATGGCCGCCGACGTGATCGCAGCAGCCGCCACCAGCGACAACATCAACGGTCTGGGCGATCTTTTCAACACGACAACCTCGACCGAATACGGCTCCATCGACACCGATGAAATGGCCGATTGGAAAGCCAACGTCATCACCACGGCCGAGGCGATTTCCTTTGAAGTTTTGCAGAAGGTTTTCCGTCAGCCGAACATGGGCGACGTGGCCGAAATGCTGCCGAACTTCATTGTCACCACGGCGACCCTTCGGGACGGCTACGAACGCTCCCTGCACCCGCAGCAGCGCTACACCGATACCAAGATGGTGGAAGCCGGATGGCAGAATATCACCCACAAGGGCGCTCCGATTGTCGCCGATACCGGCGTTGCAACCGGCACCCTGTATGCCCTGAACCTCAATTTCCTCTCGCTCCGCAGCCACAAGGATTACAACTTTACGGCTCCGAAGTGGGTCACGAAGGAAGTCCTCGGGCAGCCGGATGTTATGACGGCGGATACCCGTTGGCGTGGAAACCTGGTCTGCTCGAACAGGAAGATGCACGTTGCTCATAGTAACCTGACGGAACCGGTTTGACCCATTCAGCGGGGGCGGGTAAAACCGCCCCTTTAACCCTTTAACCTGTCCCGATGTTGTTTGAGATCGGGAGAAAGGACCTTACCATGAGTGAAAGAGTTTTGACGGTCGGCGGGAACAGGGCGTCTCGTCCGATCAATGATTTTCTCTTGCAGGAGTCGATGAACGGCCCGAAAGCGGGCGTTTATTTCGTTGATGGGAATGTTTCGGCGACCGGCAACGGCACGATTGACCATCCCTATAAGACATTGGCGGAAGCGATTGCCGCGTCGGATGCGGCGATGGCCTTGTCCGCAAACCGCTGGTGGGCGCGTCGTAACCGGATTTACTGCTGCGGCGATACCTTAACCGAGGATTTGGTGAAATTCCCGACCAAGTGCGACGTCATCGGAGTGGGCAGTTACCACGGAAATACCCAGTGCGGTCTTTCCGGCCACCACAAGCCCGTGGGCGAATCCTTTGGCACGCGATTCTTTAACATGCACTTTCTTGCCAAGGCCGTAGCCGAACCGGTATTTACCCTGACCAATGAGACAAGCGGCCTTCAGCTTCACGGCTGCACGATTGACGGCACGCTGGGGACCATGACTATCGGCATTCAGGCGACGGCATCCCCGTTCCTGGTGGTCAATGATTGCGATTTCGTGGGAACCTTTGCCACGTCGTACATCACCTTCGGCGCAGGCGCAGCGGGCAGGACCCGGATCACGAATAACCGGATGCTGGGAACTGCGGCAAAGGGTATTGTTGTCGGTGCTGGTGCTACGGCCGCATGGATGCCGCTGATTCAGGGCAATACCATCATGGCGACCGGGAAACCTATTGAGGACGCAGCGAGCATCTTCTTCGTCGTCAACAATCGCCTGATGACCGACATCAATATCACAACGACCACGGACGGCTACACCTTCGATTTGTCCAAGGCATGCGGAAACATTCTGACCGGCGACAGTGGTGTTGCTGCGACCGTGCCGTTTGCGGTTGTGGCCGAATAGGAAAGGAGTCAACCATGATTGATTTAACGATAGCAGTAGCGGACGGCGCGACCGTCTATGTTCCCATCCCGTGCAGGTGCACGCTGGCGAAGATGGTTGCCGTCTTTCAGTCGAGCGATGTCGCCGCCAATGACACCATCAAGGCGTACCGCGATTCCACTGAGGTTAATGCGGTGACAGCGGTTACAGAAGCCGGCCTGGTGCCGGAGGTCGGCGTTCCCGACAGCACACATGGCCAGTTGATTTTCGACCCGGAAAGCGCCACGGCAGCAAACCAGGTCATTAAGCTGATCAGCGGCAGCGAAA